GCCACAACCACCAAACAAGCAGCCACGTTGAGCCGAGTATGAACGGTCACGTTGTAAACACATGGTCAACGGGCTGCCTTTGCGAATTGCACCCGTCCTATATGCCTATCAACAAATGGAATTTGGGCTTCGCTTATGCTGAACGCGAGGCCGACAATGGTTTCACGGTTCACAACCATACGATAATCAAGGGCAAAATCCGATAGTATTGCCATGCGTTCACAAAACATGAACACGTGCAAAATATGAACACGTTCAACTAACGCATCAAAAAAGTATCGTTGTCCGTTGATTGGCCGCGTTGTGAATCAAATTAGATACTACATTTGCATCCTCTGTTTTCTTGTTCTGATTGAAACCCGCGTCGTTAATTCGTCACGGGTTTCTTATTTAGAATCATTCTAAATTGCAACTATTTTATGGGCAAACCAATTATTAATTTGGTAGTTCAGAATTGTTGTGTACATTTGTCAGGTCGAAACGGTTCGGCAATAAAAACTACCACGAAATGCAAGTAGCAACAGTAACAGTGAAATTTGAAACAAGACAACAGGCCGAGACATTTGCAACGCTTTGGGCAAGACGAACCAAAAGAGGTCATATAGTTGGTTCGGGTACTGAAAACGTAGAGGTAATTCTGCACGATGTAACGCCTGACGAATTGGAATGGGTAAAGCAGCTGATAAACGAATAAGTAACCGTGGTAGGTCGGGGGATTGGCAAATGCCATGAACCCGTTACCGCATAAAAAACAGAACATGAAAGCACTAAACAACACAGTTATCAAAAACCTTGCGCCTGAGATGGGCAAGAAGATCATTGCAAAGTATCAGGCCGATGGGTGGCAAACTTGGGATATAAAAGGAGCGAATTTTCAGGGGCGTGATAGCGTTCCGGAAATCTACTACGGAGTTATTAATGGCCTGTTTTCTTGCTACAGACTATCCGAAGTCCAATCAGCCAACGCCCGAATCATAGACCTCGATGAGTTCATCCCGAAGAGGGGTGATATGGTCATGGTTTGGGATGGAGATGAGAATGATGCACGTGAGCAGATTTACCTGACAACGATTGAAGGTTGCGTCTGTCCGATAGTATCCGTTTATCCCGATGACGCTGACAAGTTCATCAAAGGTGAAGTATTCAGCATTACCGTCACTCGACACATGAAACCCGTTACCAAACCAGACCCAAAGGCCGAAGCGAAGAAACGGATTGACGAGGCGGTTGCAAATCACATGGCCGAAGTAGCTAAATTGCAAGAGGAAATGAACCGATTGATCAACGAGATATGAAACCCTACAAACTATCCAAGACAAGCCGCGAACGGCTGAACGGCATCAAGCCCATCCTTATCGAAATAATCGAGGAGGCGATCAAGACAAGCCCGATTGACTTCGGGATACCACAGGACGGTGGACTTCGGACGGCACATAGGCAGAACGCAATGTATGCTCAGGGGCGCACAGATTTGACCAAGCCGAAGATAACCAACGCGGACGGCCACAAGAAACTGAGCCGCCACCAATCGGGCGAGGCGTTCGACATTTACGCTTTCGTTGACGGTAAGGCATCATGGGATATTCAGCACCTGACAACGATAGCCCGACACTTGCAAGCGGTGGCAAGGTCTAAGGGCGTTGAGTTGGAGTGGGGTGGTGACTGGAAGATGCGAGATTTACCCCACCTGCAACTGCTAAGACCATGACAGCCCTCGACAACAGGCCGTATCAAATCATTCTCTACGGTGGCATTGCTTTCGCGTCCTTGCTTATCATTGCCGTAATTGCGTTGTCCTTTGAGGTATGGAGTAGCCGCAAGCAACAAGACAGCCTTAACAAAGCGCAAAAGGAACGCCTAGCTAATGTTAGGCAAGATGCTGAATATAAGGTGCAACAGGCCGTTGATTCTGTCAGTATAATTCACATTGAACTGCAATCGAATCAAGCCAAACTATCCGAATCAATCAACCGTTACAACAAACTCAAAAAACATGAACCGAATCTTATCTTATTGCGTGGCGATACTTCTGCTATCCTGGGCGAACTCCAACGTATCCGCTCAGAAGTTGGTCAGGATTGACGGGCAACCGTACTACTGCAACTCCGAACCCGTTACCATCGCTTTGATAGGCGCGTGGAAGTCTCGCGACAAGGTTATCGAACTTGAAACTCAGGTCACGCATTGGCAGACCCGAAGCGAACTACTGGAAGCAAACGTTGAGCAGCTTGAGTTAATTGTCGCGGCAAAGGACACTATTATCGAGGTTGCGGATGACGTGACCGAACTAACTGAAAAAGAGGTTAAACGATTGAAGCGTCAGGCCGTTGCCAAGTGGTTCAAGTCAACGATTGGAATGGTCGCTACTGGGGTGGCGGGTCTTGGTGTCGGCATAGGCGCAGGACTAATAATAGCTAAGTGACCTTATTTAGAATGATTCTAAATTAGCGCAAAATCAAAGATTAATTTGGTAGTGCCGAAATCATCCGTACATTTGTCAGGTCGTAAGCAATGAAGCACGACTAAACACTACCACGATGAAAGGGAAAATCTTTGTAAACACAATCGGTGAGCGACATAAAATTGTCAGGATTAGTAAGAGCGGCAATAAGGTTACTGCCGAAAACCTGTCAGACAATGACAACTACGTTTTCTACTTTGATGTTCCGAAAATGAAGTTCATAAAAGCATATACGAGAGACATTGAGTTGGGCGTTTTGGAATCATCCACCACTAACTAAGTAACTAACTAAGTAACCATACCACGAAATGCAAACCAACCACATCACAGTAACCACGTTAGACGGGTGTTATCAGTTCCACGCTGCGGTTCAATTCGAGCAAGGCAGTACGCGATACACCCGCGATTCAATAGCAGAGGATATACCCGATAGAGTAGTGTCGATCTACACATACATTGAGGATGATGTTACGGATTGGCTACTTAGCCACTTCGATGAGTGCGACCTATGCAACGACACGACCTTCACGGTAAATGATTTTCCAAGCGAGTTAAAAACAGAACCATATACAATAGCGGAATGATCACAGCGACAGAACTAGAACTGAGGCTATCCAACACGAAGATACCGACCTTTGTACGAAACGAAGGCATCAAGGCGGTTGTGCGTCTTGGAATGGGGCGGTTTGAGCCGATCATCACAGACCGTAAGACGTTACATCTACTGGCCGAAGCGATAGGCGTTAAGCCGATCAAGTCAGGCCGTTACACCTTCATTCGCGTATTCGATGAACTTCAAAACGCGGTTGACATTCAATACGACAACGGCTATCCGTTCGTATTTGGACAAGAAAAAGACGACCTACACGTTATCGAAGGTGATGCAATTGCAGGAAACACACCGATTGAGATTGAAATCAAACACGTGAAAACACCGTAGCCTATTTAGAACCATTCCAAATTACGGATTGCAGCAAAATGATTAACGAGGTTCACCTTATGGATTGCATGGAGGGGATGAGGCAATTTCCCGATAAGTATTTTGATTTGGCTGTGGTTGACCCTCCATACGCTAACATTGATGCAATCGGCTTGATGGACAATAAAAAAAGGGGTTGTCAAGCAACTAAAAGAAAGGCATACAAGCTATTTGATAACATCGCTCCAAATGATGAGTATTACAATGAACTTGCCCGCATTTCAAAAAATCAAATTGTTTGGGGCGGTAATTATTTAGGTCTTTGCGGAGGTGTGATAGTGTGGCAAAAAAACGGGACGGCATTTGGTGAGGCCGAAGTTGCTATTTGTTCCACTCATAAAAGCGTACGGGTGTTTGAATACACATGGAATGGAATGATTCAAGGCGATATGCTAAACAAGGAACATCGTATCCATGCCACACAAAAGCCCGTTAAACTTTACGACTGGATATTTCACAACTACGCAAAGGAAGGCGACACCATCCTCGACACCCATGTCGGCAGCGGTTCATCACGCATTGCAGCCCACCGCGCAGGTCTTGACTTCACGGGCTATGAACTTGACCCTGATTACTACGCAGCACAGGAAAAACGTTACAATCAATTCAAATCACAACTAACCCTATTCTAACCATGCAACACACATCAACCCAACGCGACAGGCTTAAAGACCACTTCAACAACGGAGGCAAGGTGACGCGTCTTACAGCATTCATTGACCTCGGAATCTGCGAACTATCTTCACGGATAGGCGAACTTGAAAAATCGGGGTTTCCTATCCATCGACAAATGATCCACATCGTAAACCGTTACGGTGAGACAGTCAGGGTAATGGAGTATCGGAAGGCTTAATCTTTTTTGAACCGAACGAAAATAATCGTATATTGCACCGTCCAACTGACAACGGACAACCTTTATCCAGCTATGACAACAACATTTTTTAAGGGGTAAAAACAACGATAGGACTTAGCTGGAGCTACCTATTCGTTTACTGGCTTTGTCAGCCAGCCCCTTATTTTTTCGCATGACAAAGATCAGCGTATTCTACGGATTACCAAAAAAAGATACACCTCACATGGCGGAGGGTATTATGACAATTTCAGACTTTCTTAACCATGTCAAATATGGAAAATGGAAAGACCAAATTGAAGCCGTCCGTGCTATTGAGGACAAGAAAGCACGTGACAGGGTAAAGGCCAATTTACCATCAGTTACAATAGCTGGACTATTCAAGCAGCGAAAGGCTGAGATGATCATCGAGCATAGTGGTTTCATTGCCATTGACATTGATGGCTTTAATGATAAGGCCGCGTTATTATCAGACCCATACACCTACGCTTTATTCTATTCAGCAAGTGGTCGAGGTATTGCGGTAGTTGTAAAAGTGAATGGTGAAAAGCATAAGGAAAGCTACCGTTGGCTTTCTAATTACTACTATTCAACATACGGGATTGCGGTAGATGAAGCACCAAAATCACCCGCTTCACTAAGGTATGTGTCATACGATCCCGACATCTATATAAACGAACGGTCGAAAAAGTCAGGTGCTAAATCAGAACCAAAGTCACGCGTACCTTCACTACCCATAGTTCTGCCATCTAATGTTGCAGCCGAAATGTGTCAGGAGGCTGTTGGACTTGGAATAGACCTTGCACCTGATTATGAAAGCTATTTTAAGTTGGGAGTTTCTTTGGCCGCTGGATTCGGTGAAGATGGACGCGGAATGTTTCACCTTTTATGCGGTGTATCGCCTAAGTATAACAGCACACAGGCGGAAAGAAAATACACCGAATGTATTAGAACGGCATCCAACGGAAAAATATCAGTAGGAACATTCTACTGGATGCTTAAACAAGCTGGGATTCACGCACCTAAAACAAACACACGGGCAGTTCAACTGGCAGCAATGGGCAAGAGGTCTGGGCGTGACGTTAGTGGGGTGGTTCAACAACTTGTTGAAATGGAGGGTGTTCCACGCGAACAGGCCGAACTGGTTGCAAAAGAGGTTTATGATCGAGAGGATATTGATTTACGCAATGTTTCAAATGACCCTGAAAACCTTATCGAAGGAATCATGGAATGGGTTAGGCAGAACCACCCGATCAGGAAGAATGTAATAACCCAAAAACTAGAAGAGAACGGTACGGAAGTTTCATCTGAACGGCTCAATAGCATATACCTACGCGCTCGGCTTATGTTCAACTCAAAGGACGTTACATTCGACCTTATAAACCGCGTTATTTTTAGCGACTTTACAAATGAGTTCAATCCAATACACGAATACATCGACAAGAACAGATACCGAAACGGAGGCGGCCACATTGATGCGTTGATACGAACCGTAAAAACAGACAGCCCGCACGCAGATATTTTTATCCGCAAATGGTGTTTAGGGTGGGTTGCAGCTATTAATGGGCATCCAGTTAGGTCTGTTCTAACTTTAGTAGGTGGTCAGAATACAGGGAAAACTGAATGGTTTAGGCGAATACCTCCACCTTCACTTCGTAAGTATTACGCAGAATCTAAACTTGACGCTGGCAAGGACGATGACATTTTAATGTGTCAGAAACTTTGGGTGATGGATGATGAAATGGGTGGCAAATCAAAACAGGATGAGAAGCGATTTAAGGAACTAACATCAAAGTCAACATTCAGCCTCCGCGCACCTTACGGACGGCACAATGAAGACTACAAGCGGTTGGCGATTCTGTGCGGAACATCAAACGAAGAAGACATTATCAACGACCCGACAGGCAATACCCGAATACTTCCTGTCAAGGTTTTGAGTATAGACCATGAAGCATACAACGCCATAGACAAGGACGAACTATTCATGGAGTGTGTTCGGGCATTTGAATCTGATGAGGAGTGGCAGCTTAATAAAGAAGAACTAAGGATGCTCGATGCTATGGGTACTGATTTTGAAACCACTCCATTTGAGCGCGAGTTGATACTCAGGTTCTTTAGGCCACGGCAAGGCGGTGATATTGCTTCTCACATGAGTTCTACCGACATAAAAGACCATATCGAAACAAGGTCACGTCAGAAGATACTACGATCTAAACAGTTCGGAATTGAGTTGAAAAGGATATTCGGTGAGTCTTTTAGCAAGCGAGTCAACGGTTTTCCGACAAAAGTCTATGAGGTTTACCGATTACACGACAACGAAGCTACTACACACGAAAGCCGCGCTACCATTGGGATTGATGACTTTGACGCATTCTAATGTAGTAGCGTAGTAGCGTAGTGTATAGACATCAATGACAGCCTCTTTTAAATACGATGTGAATATTAACGATACTACTCTATATACTAAATATTAAATTTTATAAGTTACACTACTACAAAGCCCTGAAAGCCGCGCTACCATTGGGAAAAAGCGTAGTAGGGTGAAAAGTTACAACGCTACTACACGCTACTACACATGATCAAACTCAGACAATATCAAACAGAAGCAATAGACCAACTGCGGGGAGGTTTTCGGCAAGGACATCAACGGCAGGTGCTGTGCCTTGCAACAGGAAGTGGGAAGACGGTTATATTTTCTGAAATGGTCTGCCGAGCGGCTGCGAAAGGAACAAGGACGTTGGTGCTAACCGACAGAGTTGAACTTTTTGGACAAACAATGAAAGCGTTAGGGCGAGTTGGCCTGACACCTCAGTTGATCCACGCTAAAGGAAACGATACAATTGACCCGTTTGCATTGGTTAGTGTTGGAATGGTAGAAACCGTAAAGCGAAGAGTAGCCAAGGGCGCAGAATTAGCACCTCAAATGATTGTAATTGACGAGGCACATAAGGGTAATTTCACAAGGATATTGGAAATGTTCCCAAACGCTATGATAATCGGGGCAACTGCAACTCCAGTAGGCAAGCACTTTTATAAGTATTATACCAATATTGTACAAAACACGGACATTCCAGAACTCGTTGAACTTGGTTACTTGTCAAGATGTCGCGCCTTTCAGATGCAGGATGATTTAAGCGACCTTGAAACGAAGGCAGGGGAATACACCGATGATAGTTTATTTGGTCACTTCAATTCTCAGAAACTATTTGACGGAGTTATAGACCAATATAGATCGAAGGCCAACGATAAGAAAACAATCGTATTCAACGTGAACATCAAACACGCTGAAAACATGACCAAGGCTTTCAATGACGCGGGCATAAGGGCTGAATGTGTGACAAGCAATACACCAAAAGACGAACGATCAAGGATACTTAACGCCTTTTCTAATGGGCATTTTCCAGTATTGAACAATTGCGGAATACTTACTACGGGATATGATGAACCAACAATCGAATGCGTAATAATGAACCGAGCGACAAAGAGCCTACCATTATGGCTTCAATGTTGCGGACGTGGTTCAAGAACCATTCAGGATGTCAAGGATGAGTTCATCGTTCTTGATTTTGGAATGAATCACGACCAGCACGGTATGTGGGCAGAAGCGCGTAAATGGAAAATAGAGCCACCACGCAAGAAAAAAAAGGCTGACACCGCTCCAGTCAAGGAGTGTCCGAAGTGTCAATCACTTGTATTCGCATCTGCACGAACTTGCCGTTACTGCAATCATTCGTTTCCATTTGAAGCAAAGGAACTTTCAGAAGGGAAGATGGTTGAGATGTCATTACGCATACCAACAAACCTTGAAGGTCGAAAAATCAGTAGCCTTAATTTATTGGAGTTGATAGAACTTGAGCGATCAAAGGCTTACAAACCAACTTTCATTTGGAGGGTAATTAGGTCAAGGGGCGAACAGTCAATAAAAGACTATGCGTTAGTTAAGAAGTATTCAAGCGGATGGGTTTATAGACAGAAACAAGAAATGCACAATTCACAATTTAAAGACTACGTACTAAGATGAGCGACATAACAGAAGCTAGACTTCAATCAGATTGCTTCTTGTGGCATTGGAACACTCGACCGAATGAACGGGGGTTGCTTTTCATGGTTCACAACGCCCCAAAGAACGCGATTGACGGGGCGAGGCTTAAAGCAATGGGGATGGTGGCGGGAGTAAGCGACATGATCTACCTGCGCGATGGGTTGCCGCCTTTGTGCATAGAGTTAAAGCTACCCGATGGGATACAGTCAAAGGCTCAGAAAGAATGGCAGAAGGTGGCCGAATCGGTTGGATGTGAGTACGTGATCATTCGCAGCTTTGAGGAGTTTAAAGACGTTATTTAGAATGAAGGTAGTAGAATTATTCGCGGGAAGTAGATGCGTAGGACGCGCGGCTGAATCTCTTGGACATGAAGTGTTCAGCGTTGACTGGCAACCGTTCGATAGTATCAATTGGGTCGGTGACATTGCAGACATGACAACTGAATCCGTGCCGTTCATTCCTGACTTCGTTTGGGCTTCGCC